ATAACCAGTGTAACCCGTATAACCTGTGTAACCTGTAGCTCCTGTTGCTCCAGTCCATCCTGTCCAACCAGTTGCACCTGTAACACCTGTATAACCAGTGTAACCCGTATAACCTGTGTAACCTGTAGCTCCTGTTGCTCCAGTCCATCCTGTCCAACCAGTTGCACCTGTAACACCTGTATAACCAGTGTAACCCGTATAACCTGTGTAACCTGTATAACCCGTATAACCGGTGTAACCCGTATAACCCGTATAACCAGTGTAACCAGTGTAACCAGTGTAACCTGTATAACCAGTGTAGCCTGTATATCCAGTATAACCCGTATAACCTGTATAACCTGTGTAACCAGTGTAACCTGTGTAACCGGTATAACCTGTATAACCTGTGTAACCTGTATAACCCGTGTAACCTGTGTAACCCGTATAACCTGTGTAACCCGTATAACCTGTGTAACCCGTGTAACCTGTAGCTCCTGTTGCTCCAGTCCATCCTGTCCAACCAGTTGCTCCTGTAACACCAGTGTAACCAGTATAACCTGTGTAACCAGTGTAACCTGTATAACCCGTATAACCTGTGTAACCCGTGTAACCCGTATAACCTGTATAACCTGTATAACCAGTGTATCCTGTATAACCTGTATAACCCGTGTAACCAGTGTATCCAGTGTAACCTGTATAACCTGTGTAACCAGTGTAACCTGTGTAACCTGTGTAACCTGTGTAACCTGTGTAACCAGTGTATCCCGTGTAACCAGTGTAACCTGTATAACCAGTGTAACCAGTGTATCCTGTGTATCCTGTGTAACCCGTGTAACCAGTGTAACCCGTGTAACCAGTGTAACCCGTGTAACCAGTGTAACCAGTGTATCCTGTGTAACCTGTATAACCTGTGTAACCAGTGTAACCAGTGTAACCTGTGTAACCTGTGTAACCAGTGTAACCTGTGTAACCTGTGTAACCTGTGTAACCAGTGTAACCTGTATAACCAGTGTATCCCGTGTAACCAGTGTAACCTGTATAACCTGTGTAACCAGTGTAACCTGTATAACCTGTTGGACCGATTGGACCTATTGGACCAACAGCATAGATAATTAAAATAAGATCTTGCCCTTGTGGTGAGAAATTATATATATTTGCAGGGGATGCCGAAACATTCCATGACACATATCCACTAGCGGGAATCGTTGATACTCCTGTTATATCCCATGTTTGAGAATTTGAAGAAGTAATTTTGTCTTGTAAAATAATACTATCTCCAGCATTTACTAAACCGAGTAATACCCCCACATCTACACCATCGCCGTCAATATTTGATACATATATTTCTGCAGAAGCCGTTTGTGGATTCGTATTCCACTTTACATAACCTGAAAGCGGAGGAGGAGTTGTGTCATTTATATCAGCTTTGTAGTTATAATATGTGCTAGATTGACCAGCAGCGCCTGTTGCACCCGTTGCACCAGTAACACCTGTATATCCTGTATATCCTGTATATCCTGTATATCCTGTATATCCTGTATATCCTGTATATCCTGTATATCCTGTATATCCTGTATACCCTGTATATCCTGTATATCCCGTATACCCCGTATATCCCGTATATCCTGTATATCCTGTATATCCTGTATATCCTGTATAACCAGTATATCCCGTATAACCCGTATATCCTGTATATCCTGTATATCCTGTATATCCAGTATATCCTGTGTATCCTGTGTATCCTGTGTATCCTGTATATCCTGTATATCCTGTATATCCTGTATATCCTGTATAACCCGTATATCCTGTATATCCCGTATAACCCGTAGTTCCTGTATCACCAGTATAACCAGTATATCCTGTATAACCAGTTATACCAAAAGTTAATAAGTTACCAGGACTACCTGGGATTCTAAGTGATCCAACCCAACCCTGTGTTACTTGATCATATGACATAAATATATAATTATATAATACAAGAATATAATTATATTAATGAAAAAACTTAATTCAGAATTTATATAGGGAAGGGTCTCTGATTTTTTTCCACTACAAGTGGGGTGGGCATAATAAGAGGTATTCTATCAAAGAAAGAACAATAAGGAACTTCCTTTAACTGTGGGACAACAGGAGCCTGGGGATCTACAAGATTAGTGGAATTAATACCAAAAAGAGCCGACTCAATGTCTACAGAATTTTTTGAAAATGATTCACGAGACATATGTGAAGGCATATAACCGACATCAGGTAATGCATCAGTATAAGCACGACCATTTTGGGAATTTACATAAGTTACATGAGTAAATATACCCCTAAAATCACGTTGCTGATAACAATAATCGCTTTTTGTATTTTTATTTTGAGTAGATGCCATTATTTATACTATATATTATATATTATATATTTTAATTCGATAAATTAAATCTGATAAATATACTATCTACTTTTTCATTATTGAATCAATCAATAATTTTTTATTTTTAATAAACTCTTCATCTACTATCGTGTCGGATATGTCATTGCGCAATAAATAAGTCATACAGACGTGAAATAAATCGAATGTATGAAATGAAAAAAGAAACTGTAATATAATCTCATGATTTTTATTTTCAGGACTAAAGTGGTAATGAGACTCTGCTATTTCAATAAAGTCTTTATTATCCCTTAATTTTTGATATATGTTATCAAGTGTTGCAACAATCGCATCGGAGTCATATTCTTTTAAATTAAAAGCATATAGATACTCGTGCCGATACAATGTATCTTGATCATCTTCGTCATCATGTAATTTATATGTGCATAAAAATGTAGTATTATACATATAAATTTAAAGTTATTATATTTTTAATATGTTTTAATTGGAATTACTTTGATTTGGGTGATTTGGGTGATTTTGATGATTTGGGTGACTTGGGCGATTTGTGTGGTACTTCTGAATGATTCTTAGACAATTTGTAATTTTCTAAAGCTATTTTTTCGACTGCTTCGTCGAGTGGACTGTACATAATATTACTGGGACTAATAAGGAATGGGTTACCGTCTTTGTCGTGAACCAGTTTCCAACCTGGTAGATATTGTATCGGTACAGGAATGGATGCACGGGGTGGAGCAAAGTGTATGGGTTGAGTATCATTGGCTGCACGTAATTTAGGAAAGTCTAGTCCCCCCGCTCCTCGCTGTGTTTTATTATGTTTTTTCCTATACATATTTCGTCTTATATGCGTTTTTGAATGTTTACTATGGCGCTTCATATGGCGCTTACTGCGTCGTTTTCTCGACATATGTGTAACCATTTATATTTATATATTATATAAATAATATAATATACAAAATAATATACAACATACATACATACCTTGTTATACCTAAAAAATATATTTAAGAACTACAAGTAGTATACTTTGTTTCGCGCTCGATTTCACGAGAAGGCACACCTCCGCGTATCCATCCATTTACGGCGACGCCTTCTACCAAGTTTGCGGGGTTTGAAATCGTAGCAGCAATAGAGGGAATAAGGGGATACATTTCGTGATTCACAAAGCATACCTCAGATGAAGGGTTGACGCTCTTCTTGTTGATATTGTAGTCACCCTGCCACAAACGCGATTCAACGAGAGGATTCGACTCACCCCTACCAAGAAAGGGAACAGTCTTGAAAGGCCGCTCAAACAAACTGATACGGCAACGCGGGTGAGTCATAATGCTGCCGTTAAAAAGCTCGCTATTTGTATCAACATTGCATCCACCGACACCGACTTGGTGGCTACCAGTGTAGTTTATACCAGGTTGAGCGGTAGCGAAATCGATAGGGCGTTTCATATTGCACTCAGCCGAAAAGAAATTCTGTAACATATAGCTGCTAGAATTAAGGTTTTGTATATTTCTCTGATCCATTCCACAGTTATCGTTACCTATTCTGCATAAATTATCGAAGACATAATCTTTTACAAAAGCCATACTTGTGTATTTATATGTATATATATATATTTTTGAAAATATAATTTACTAAATATTATAATATAACAAATTTAAATTAAATACTTAACAGTATTATTTAATTTAAACATGACTATGAGGATCTAAAGTATTTATTTAATTATATGTTCCACCCAATCTTGGTTGCCACCTTCCTAGGGCAAATTCGTTTCCTTCTTTCGCGGAGATCATGTCGCCGAAACAGAAGTTAGCAAACCCCTCTTGATCATTTGGAATGGTTGTATTTGGGTTTGTATAGAAATTCCTCATACTGTAGTCTAAATTATAATTATCGCCTAAATCACTGAACAATTTACGCTTAATATACTCTTTTTGTTTTGCCGACTCATCGGAAAACGTTGTGTCTACAACATAGTCTTTTGTTTTATTATTTATTTCTTTTTCTACTTCGACGTTGAAAGAAGGTGCAGCTTCGTTTCTGGTTGGATTGTAACTTATTTCGGGTAAAAGAACATTCATCATGGGGTTATTTTCTTTCGGACTGGTGTAGTCGTTTTTGACTTCATTATATAATATGGAATTAGTAAAACTCTCTTTAATTTTTTGCGGCATTTCCTTCGCTTTTTCATCTGCTTTGTTTTTATTTGATTGCACGTGATATAAAATAGCAATTACAGCTAAAGTTATTATACATACAAATATAATTCCAGTATTTAATGTAATCAAATATCCTAAAAGTGATGCTATAATAACAAATCTACTAATAGCATTTAATTTTTCCATATTGCTCATATTCGGGTTTGGCCATATTTCCGTTATCTGTTTTTTATTAAATAGAATAGTAGGTTCATTTAACCAAAATGGTGTTGCTGGTATTTTGTCCATTATATATATATTCTTAATTATTTTTTCTTATTTTTTATTCTTTAATCATTATTAGTAATATTAGTAATATTAGTAATAATTACATTATTTTTATTTATATTTATACTTGTTTTTTATGGTATATATTTTTATGGTATATTTTTTATAGTATTTTTATTTTTTGTGTTTATTCTTCTTCTTCTTCTTTTGTGTTTCAATAACTTGTTCATAACCTGTTTCTGTGTTAGAATTTGGATCGGTAACAGGAGAACTATTTACAATAACATTCTCACTAGGTTCACAAATATTTGCAGGTTTAGCTGTTCTAGGAGTTTGTTGAATTTGTTCACCCGATGACGAAGTATATACGGATGTAGTTGAACGAATACCATTATTTGTTGGTGGGATTGGTTTTTGCTGCTGTTGTGATTGCTGTTGCTGTTGTGGTTGCTGTTGCTGTTGTTTTTGTTGCAACTTTGTTTGCATTCTTTCTTTCATCTTTGCATTTTTCATATTTTGTTGTAGGTGACTTTGAAGAGCGCCCATATTAACTTTTCCTCCTTTTCCACCTAAACCAGCCAATCCCCCCAAGCCAGACATTCCCATTTTACTCAACATACTTGACAGATCGCCCATACCAGGCATATTTTTCATATTGCTAAGTAGGTCGCTTGCTTCTTGCATAAGCTCGCTCTCTTTAATGTCACCTTTTTTAAACTTATCATCTAGTTTTTTACCAACATTTTTAACCATATTCATTAATTTTCCAGGGTTCTTAAACAATTTTTGAAATACGTTGCTCATATTTATATTTTCAGTATTTTCCATATCAATACCCAAATCGAAATCCTTTGCAGTTTCCTCTGCGATCTCCTTAGCTAGAGCACCTATTTTGCCATTAAGAAGCTTGGAAATATGTTCATGGATTGCTTCGGGGTTAGGCATTTCAGGTTGTTTTTTAGTATCCGAAGAGGATGATGAGCCATCTTCTCCTTTGCTAGAGTTATCAGAGTTAGAATTTCCATTATTGGTATTATTAAAACCTGGAAATCCCGATAAGTCTGGAAATTTTGACATGTCAATCCCCATACTTTCAGGTGAAAAATTCTTAAATTGTTCAGCAAATTTCTCAAAATCTTTCATATCCATTCCTTCTCCGAATTTCGAATTTTCTCTCGAATCTCTTGCTTCTCCTTTCTCTCCTGTCTCTCCTGTCTCTCCTCCCATAAAAAGATCTTGCATATTTTTAATTGTCTCCTCCAACTTGCTTTTAAGCTCATCTTCATTAATTGCTTCAAATAATTTTGCAGTATCTCCAAATGAGTCTCTGTCCGAAATATTTGTAATAATTGAAAAAAGAATAAGCTGTAAGTATTTCCAAATTGTATCGCGCGTATTCTTTGAGATATCAGGCGTATTCCATACTTCCCTAAAATCAATTTCAGGTAAAAAGTGAACATTTACATTATCTTTTTTATCCTTGTTAAAAATTTCAGCATTTTTATACAAAACATCAAAAAAACGCGCAGGGTATACAGTTTTTGAATACTCATATAATAACTTTACTCTGCTTTCATCCAACATTTCCTCGGCTACAACATTACCATCCGTTTCCACAGAGACAACTACAAAATTATCCTTTAACTTATCACTATACTCGGGAAATGTAGTAGTAAAATCATTTATAAAATCTGTCATAACCTTTTTAAACTCCTCGGGAACTACCTCGGGGACTACCTCAGGAACAGCCTTCGGTTTATTCTGTGAATTATCCTGAGAATCATTTTGAGAGTTACCCTTTGATCCTGAATTATTTTTTTTACCCATTTATATTTTTAATTTATCATTTACTATTTAAATCAAACTACGCATAATATATTTTTTATTAATTAATTATTATAAATTATTAATTATAAGTTAATAATAATTATTATATGTTAATAATAATTATTAATTAATAATACTCTTGTTACTCTGGTTATTATAGTTAATCGTTATATAGTTTTGACAAAATACACAAATTTTTAATATACTTAAGTGACTTTTCTTGATTTTCTTTGCTCATATTTCTTACAGGGTCGCGAAGTTTGTCTATATGATTTATAATTTCATCGGAACCACTTACATATATAAAATCTTTTTTGTAATCCTTTTCTATAAAAAAATCAATATTGTTGTTATTAATTTCCGTTTCATATTGTGAACATACATATGTGTGCCATATTTTTATAATAAGAGAATTATTTACACTTTTAATAATACTAAGTGCTGTTTTGGCTTTTTTTATTGAACTATCATCACTAAAAACATATTGTATATCATCTATAAACTCAAAAAATTGTGTATTAAATGCATTTAATAGTAATGACTTATCTGATGAGGTATCCATGGATGCTTAGTGTCAGTTATACAACTATTTATTCAATTATATAATATTAGTCTATTGTTTTAAATATTTTTAACTATTATTATAATTATAAATATTTAACTTTAATATTTTAACTGTAAATATTTTTACATATTATTAACTAAATCTCACATTTTTTTGTTGTTGTCTTTGTTGGTCTTGTTGTTGTGCAACTTGTGGTCCTATTACTTGCATCTGTTGTTGAAATTGTTGTTGTTGTGAAAACTGAGACTGAAACTGTTGTTTTTGTTGTTGTTGTTGTATAAATTGTTGTTGCGATGGATGTTCAACAGCTTTGGCCTGTTTTTCAGCATTAAACTGTATTTCAGTGTTTCTTTGCTGTTGTAAATTTTCAAGTGAAACTGTCCCTATCTTGTCAGGTGCATAGTCTTCTTTTGGCGCTTCTATTCTCATATTGCTATCAATTGTTGCATAATTATATAACTGTCGCATTCCTCCATTACCTTTTGCCGATAAGTCATCACTTGTCTGATCCCAAAAACTAAAAGAGTCTGATGCGACACCATAACCACCTATACAATCATTGTTTAATGAAAATGGCGATGGTTCTCCATTATTATTTGTTGCAGCCATATTTATTGCTGTTTCGCGTGGTTGTAAATTTGCTAAAATCTGGTCACCATATAATACTTGATGTCCTTGTTTCATGAGCAACAAAGCAGGAACTCTATTTACTTGTGGAGGCATAATAATTTTTTCACCATTTTGAAGAACAATATACCATGATCCAGTTGGTCCCTTAATTCTTTTATCGATACACAAAAAATGTAATTCTTCTTTAATATTACTTTTTGCTAACGTCTGAAGAATTTTTTTAGATTTTTCACAAAAGTTACTATAATATAAAATACTACTCATAATATAATTTACCACGAGTATTTATCGTTTATTTTAACTTATTATTTAAGTTAATTATTTTCCTTAATTATATTATTAAAAAATTGATTTAATAAATTGTATAATAATAATATAATAAGAACCTATACAACATTTAAAACAAATGGAGCCTCGTATTTCAAACATCATTCAAGAATCATCAGCATCATCAAAAGGTTTTCTAAAATTCACAATAACCGAATGTAATATGAGTATTGCAAATGCCCTTCGAAGAATTATAATATCAGATATTCCTACATTTGTATTTAGAACTTTTCCATATAGTGAAAATAAAGCAGAAATTACATATAACACAACTAGATTTCACAATGAAATTATTAAGCAGCGTCTCAGTTGCATTCCTATTCATATTGATGATATGGACTTTCCATATAAAGATTATGTGATTGAAGTCGATGTAAAAAATGAGACAGATAGTATTTTATATGTTACCACAAAAGATTTCAAAATAAAAAATATTAAAACAGAAATGTATTCGGATGAATCGGCGGTTAGAGCAATATTTCCTCCATCAACTATAACAGGTGACTATATTGAATTTGCGCGTCTTCAGCCCAAATTGTCTGAGAATATAGATGGAGAGCGTCTTACACTTCGATGTGGGTTTGATATTGGAACCGCATCACAAGACGGTGCATTTAATGTGATAAGCACATGCGCGTATGAATGCACACCAGATACTACAAAAGCTGCCGAGATATGGAGTGAAAAGGAGTTAGAAATGAAGAAAAGTAAAATAGACGATGTTGAAATTCAATTTGAAAAAAAGAATTGGTTTCTATTGGAAGCGAAGCGTTATTACCAACCAAATAGTTATGATTTCATCATTGAGACTGTTGGTGTTTTTGAGAATAGTGAGATCGTTATTAAAGCATGTGAAATTATGATTTCAAAATGCGAAAAATTCTTATATGATTTGGAACATGGGCAGGTTACAATTGTTCCATCTGAAACAACCCTGAAGAATGGTTTTGATGTGACATTAGTTAATGAGGATTACACATTAGGTAAGGTGATTGAATTTTACTTGTATCAGCAAAACTTTATAGCATCAAAAAACCTGTCATTTTGTGGGTTTAGAAAGCCGCATCCTCATGCAACTGATAGTATTATTCGTCTCGCGTTTCATATTGAGATAGATCCTGTTGGAGTATCTGGATACGTGCAGGGCGCGACAAGTAATGCGATTAATGCTTTTAAAAAACTAATAGAACAGATGGGAGGTGACTTGAAAAAATCAGAAAGGTTAAGATTAACAACTGCTTCACCAGCAATGCCTATGTCTACAGCAAAAGAAAGCAAACTAAGTGCTAGTCCTAAAAAATCTACTACCAAAGCTTCCGCTGCTGCTGCTGCCACCACAGGCGAAGCCGCTGCTGCTAGTGCCGTTCCTTCTTCGTCAAAAAAATCAAAAGCTTCTGGTATGAAACTAAATTTATCTAGTGCTAGTATTAAAGCTGCACTAGGCGATGAACCTGGTGAAGAATAATTTATTTACTCCAACGTGATAACAAATATTATCAATATTATCAATATATATAAATATTTATAATATTATCAATAACTTAGAATTTTATATTCCGCTAACGTCGCTTATCGCATTAATTATTTTATTTAATCTTGGAAAGAATCCAAGTTCATTTAATATTTTTTGTTTTTCTTTTTTAATAATATCGATACGCTGTGCCCACCAATCTTCTTCTATCGCCTTTTTAATTATGGAAATACACTCATCAAAGTTATCGAGCGGTAATCGGACAAATGCACGAGAATCAATATATTCTTCCAAATTAGGACAACCCCAATAAAAACAAAGGCACTCAAATAAAATAGGTTCCCATATCTTCTCAGTTGCATAATTTTTTTCACTATTATTTTCACACGAAAAACAATACTTATATTTAGAAAATTCGATTTTACTATTTGTTTTGCCTATATATGACTTCAACTGATGATAATTTTCACGACCATATACATCTATACTCATTCCTGTTCCCGATTCCATTCCAAGTGACTCAATATTTTTCAAAAACTCTACCCTTTTTCGGTGTCCATCATCTTGTATTTTTTGACTTAATATACATATTATTTTATTCGATTTTTCATCCCCTGGAATTTGTTCAGGGGGCGAGACTTGCCACTGCACATTATTTAAACAACTTGCGTGTCTAACTACTTTCATAAACTTATTTGAATCAGGAATAGCCCATTCGCCCCATGTCTTAACTCCCCAGTTTTTAGTATTATCATATACCCATGGTTCCATTTGAAAAATGATTGTTTTTTTAGGATCATAATATTCATCTACTGGTGGCATATTTATAATAACATAATAATCAATATTTGTTTTATCATTATCATAAACTATATCAATATTATTCCATGCTTTAAAATCACCATCTTTATACATTATAGAAAATTCATTACATAGATCACGAGAAGAACACCAATTACATAACATTTTTACTCGTTTTTTATTTTCTATTTTTGATATATCCGAATTAACATTAATCTCTCGCATCTGTAGCTTCTCATGTTTTTCAACCTCACTTAATATCTGTTCCATCCCCCGTTGACCTCGCAATTTATTCGCATATTCCTTTTTAATATATATACCATCTCTCTCACCAAACCACGCCGAGTCTGTAATATTAATAATATCACTCTTAAAAAATCCAAGGGTATTAAATGCTACACATTTTTTATCTTCTACCGCTCGCATAACCATATTCTTAATATTATCATGCTTATGATATATGTCGTGACCCATCTGGTCTCCTTTGCGAATAAAGATAAATTGTTCCTTTATAATCTGTAAATAGTAGTTTTCATATATACTAAAATCGATTGAGTCAAAATACTTCTGTATATCTGTGTCATAGTTTGTATTATCTTCATTCCATAAAGAAATACACAAATTTGGTTGTGTCTCATAACATTCAAGAGTGTTTACAATTTTCATAACATAGTCAATGCCATGCTTTATTCCATTCTTATGAATATATTCTACCATTTTTCTTGCTCCATTTTTATTTATACTATAACCAAATGTCCCCCCTATATGGAGACCTTTACTTAAAGGGTATACAGATACCTGCATTTGATCATTTACCAAACCATAGTCATACGTGTCTTTATTATTTTCTCTATTTTTTTTAAACATTGTGTATCCATGGTATAGTATATCCTTATCCTTAAAATTACTTTCTATACCAGAAATTTGTTTTTTATATCCGTTACACAATATAACATCATCCTCCATAATTATATAATATTCATTTGTTTCATCTTTTAATAATTCTAACCATAGTCCATAATGCGATAAGGCACACCCAATAAATCCACATCTATTTCCAAAATCATTCCCTTCAAACAGTTTGTATAATTCTCTAGTAGGAGATATAGTCAAGTCTTTTCCATATACAGCATCAATAAATTCGTAATCTATATCAGAAAACCCCGCTTTTTCTAATGTATTTATTGCATCTTTTTTACGATCTTCTCTATGTTTCAAATTAACAATCTTAATACTCTTGGATGTATTTACTTTTATGGGAGGGCTGTATAATTTTCGAATACTTTCATTCGTTACTATGGTATTCGCATCGGCATTAAAATCATGAGATGCAAGAGATTCGAGAGAATTGGATAAATTAAATTGGGAAGTGTTATTTAATTCATAAGAGTTGGGTTTTGTTTTATCATGACGATCTGAGGTCAATCTCCCAATATGACGACAACATATCATGTTAAAAAAAGCACATCTATATCCAGCTTTATACCAACGATTTGCATAATCTAATTCAAAGAATTGATTTTCTGTATTATAATTACCAAGTTCTAAAATCGTTTCAACGTCTACCATAGAAGGACGAAAACTATAGTCGGGCCAATAACAGCAATTTTGAAAAAAGAATTTATCGGTTGTATTGTGGTTATGGAGAACTATGGGAATTTTTGGAATCTGTTCACTAGTGGGTAAAACAACATGTCCCTTTGTAGAAGTGTTATCTATTGTTTCGGAGTAGTTACGATTATATAAAACTTGTCGAATACTTTTAGAAGTGTGATATTTTTGAAGAACTTTGATAGAATCTTCTACATAATTTCGCTTTGTATAAAATAAAAAGTCGTCCTCCATATGAATCCAGTATTTTGGTTTAATTTCATTCAGTTTATTCCAAATAATATTCATACTTTCACGATGACCTTTTTCAGATTCCGATTTCATATAATATTTAACCCACGGAAAAGTAGACTGCATAATTTCTCTATCTTTTTTAGAAGAATTATCATCTACACAAAACCAATAGTCTATCTTTTCTTTATCTAACCAATGATTCAATATAGAACCCATAGTTTGTTTAAATAAATCGACTCGCTTACACGTAGTAAATGAAATAAAAACATTAATATTATTTGGGTTAGAGTTCATTAATTTTTTATTATTAAAAAGTGTTTTAAAATTTTTAGGAAGTTCAGTTAACTTAGAACGATTTTTTTCAAATAGTATATTCCAACATTCATGCATTCGTGGATTAACATCCATACCATCATTTAATAATTTCTGTATATTTTCATTGTATTCATAAAAAAACTCGAGAGTATCTTTAGTGTCATTTAATAGTTGATCTTTATAAAACGCCAGATTAATACATGTTTTAATATATTTATCAATATTGTCAATACACCTAGTATTAATAATTTTTTTACAACATTGATAACCCAACTCATGTTTTCCACAATAAAAACCAGCCATACTACATGAATATTCTACATGGTTAAAATAAAAAGACTCGAATAAAAACAGTTTATCAGGTGGGGGTGACATGTGACCCAAGAATTGTTCACCAAGCGAGCAACATAATAAATACATTTCCCTTTGTAAAAAAATTTCACATGCTAGCGCGACACCCTCTATTCTTTGGTGGTCAAAAATAATAGACTTTGTTAAATAACGGATTGAATTTTCGAAATCATTTTCTCGCATATATAAATCTCCCAAAACAAAACAAGAGTAATATCTTTCCTGAACCCACGTATTAAGTTTATCGGCCACTAGCTTATACCACTCGATCGCATTTTTAACCATGCCACAATCTTTATAACTTTGAGCACAATAAAATGCATAACGATTTGACAAACCTTTGTCGGGTTTTTCGAGTTCAGTATAGTATGCCTTTTTTAAAATTTCAGCATCTTTTTTATATTTTTCAGGATCTTTGCTTCTACTTCCTTTACGACCCGACTCAATATAATAGTTTCCATTTAACAAAGTTCCTTCGACGCTTCTGGATACACATGTCAAAAATTCATGTAGAACGCCATTAAATCGCCATTCTAAGTTATTGTTTATTAGTAAAGGGCGAACATATGCAACTTGATCCCCGCCAAATTTAAAATTATACATTTCTTTATTAAACAAAGAGTAAGGTGGTAGTTTAAAATCACCATGTATACTATCGTCGGCATCAAAAATAAATAAATAGTCGGTTTTTTTACTTGCATGTTGTAAGGCTAATGTTCTATTATAACCAAAGTCGCGCCATTCATCCTGGAATAATTCACCATTTATATTCTTGGACTTAAAATAGTTTTTAATCAACTCTTGCGTGCCATCAGTAGAACCTGTATCAGAAATGACCCAATAGTCGAAATTAATATATTGTAAAAGGTTGTCAAACGTATCTGCAATAATATGGGCTTCATTTTTAACAATCATATTTAAACATATTGTTTTTTTAGATTTTTCTATATTTTGTTGCTTAGTCATAGTTGTAGTATAATATATAAACAAGTATTTAGGATAATAATAAAAATATATTTATATTTATTTTTGCGTTAATAAATAATATTAGTATTATAGAAATAAATATAATAATATAATATAATTACATTATAATAAATGTCATTTACTCGTTTTCATGATGACCCGTGTAGAATAATGAAACAGCAGCAGGAGTCTACAGACCAAGGAAAATGGAGACTCAATGTTCCTGGTAATGGGGATAAACCATGTTTTATGATAGATCCATCAGTAAGGTTACAAAAGTGGGGTGCAAATTTGATGACAAACACAATAAATCTTGAAAGTTCTCTTTTTGGACTTGATAGAAATTTATCAAGAGACTGTAACCCACAAAATAATTACAAAGATGTAAATATACCTACATCACCTATTGAATATCCTGTATGTGCACCATTTACAGACCAATCAAGGGTTACAAATCCAGCATGGTGGTATAGAGATTTAGAACAACCCAATTGGGACTATCTTCATTTGAATCCACAAGAGAATACATGTATGTCTTTTCAGAATAATCTCAACACTAGAATTTTAGAAAAAGACAACTATGTTACAAAAGTGCCATGTTTTAATTATAATATGATAGATAATACGCAAAATTTATTTACAAAATAAAAATAAAGAGTGACAAATAAGTAAAAACTATATATGTAATATTTAAGAGTTAATAGAGACTAAAAAATATATTACATATATATAAACATATATATAATATAATGGAAGTTGTTATCCCAATATTGGCGGCTACAGGATTATTTTTTGCAGCAAATAATAAAAAGGAAAATAATATTGATGAAACAAGAGCAAAAATGTTTAAAAAAGAAGCATTCACAAACATGGGTGCTGGTAGAGTAAATCCTCAAAATTATTTACCAAATACTCAAATACCTAATACAAATTATCCAACAATAGATACTTCTAACAAAGGAAGTATAAATAGATTTGATGGCGGTTCTGCTGTAACCGATAAATTCTACAATGCAACAGTTGATAAGCGAGTATTACAAAACGATGACCAATTCGGCAACCCTTACTATAATAATGGTAATGGCAAGGGCAATGGTAATTCAGTAAAAGATGACAATGTAAAGTCATTAACTGGGCAGCAAATAAATGTATCTAATTTTGATCATAATAATATGGTTCCCTTTTTTGGGGCAAAAATAAGAGGGCGAACAACAGATGCTGATACTCACGAGTCTATTTTAGACAGCTATAGTGGAACAGGTAGTCAAAAAATATGCAAAGAAGAACGTGCACCTCTATTTGCACCTCAGGCAAATATACAATATCCTAATGGAATGCCTAACTTTACAACATTTTTTCAGTCACGTGTCAATCCAGGAACACAGATGGCAAATGTAAAACCATGGGAAGAGGTGCATGTTGCGCCTGGATTAAATAAGGGTTTTACATCTTGTGGAAGCAATGGGTTTAATTCGGGAATGGAAGCTCGCGATTTATGGGTGGACAGGAATGTAGATGAACTGCGAACTACCAATAATCCCAAACTTACATATAGTTTAGAGAATCACGAGGGACCTTCATATGAATGGAATGTCCAACAGCCTCCCAATGCGAACACATATGGACATGTTGAGAAATTCTTGCCTGATAAATTCTATTTAAACACTCCCGACAGGTGGCTTACGACAACAGGTTTAGAGAAAGCACAAGCTGGTCGTCCCGAGGAATTATTAAAAGACCAGAACCGTATATGCACTACTACCGAATACTTTGGAACCGATTCTAACCAAAACGGAACATCGCAATATGCGCCTGAAAATTATGAACCTTCGAAAAAGGCAATAATAGAGGGAAAGCCTATTATAAATGCATGTGGGGTGGGTAAATGTGAACCGACTAAATTTGATTATGGTAGGGGTATAACAAGGCTTCATTCTACAAATAGATCAAATACTAAACCAACACCATTTTTAGGAACATCTATAGGAGGTGCAATGAAAGCATTTGTTGCGCCCCTTTTAGAAGTAGTTCGCCCATCTAGAAAAGAAAATGTTGTAGGAGCCGTAAGACCATATGGAAATGTTCAAAATCGTGTTTCAGCTGGTGTTGCTTATAATCCCGCAGATAGAATGCCAACAACAATTAAAGAGACTACAGAGAGTTTACTTGATTTTAATCATTTGAATGTTACACCAATGACAGATGGAACAGGTTATTTAGTTGCTGATCAACAAGAAGTATATACACAACGCGAAACAACCGAACCCGAATACTTTGGGTCAAGTGGTGGGGCAACAAATCAGGGATTTCGTTCTAACATGGCAGCAAGAAACCAGCACAATAATATAAATAAAGTGAGTAAAGAGTATACTCCATCTGGAAATTTATCAATGTTTAACCATACTGAAAATATAAATATTAAAAGACCTGATAAAAATAACGACAATTGTCCTTGGAGTTCAGGTGCAAGTGCTGGTTCTGGGTTGGGTGGAATGCCTCCATCAACAACCCAGTTTGGTAAACTAAGCAAGATGCCTCAAAATTATCAGGAATCTATTTATTGTGAAAGAATTCAGCCCGATATTTTAGATGCGTTTAAACGTAATCCATATACACAAAGTTTACACAGTTATGCTTTTCCTTAGTCAATAGTAATGCAACTAAATATAAATTTTGTAGTATTACACCTTTAGATATATTAAAGTATTTTAGGGAATTGATAGTTTTAAAAATATAAATACAAAAATATAAATACAAAAATATTATATTAAAAATAATTATTTAATATAATATATTATAAATGAAAATGATAAAAACAGTTGGATTATTCGCTCTTTTACCAATGCTTTCATTTGCGTTTTTTGTTCCTTTTCCAGTTTCTTTTTCATCTGAAAGTCTAGATAATACAACAGTAGATTCCTCAAACCATGTAGATAATAGTGAGAAGTCATTACATTTTTATACCGAGGCGAAAATATGTCCTTTTATCGAGTATGTAGATAACGAGTTATGTAATCGTAGTAATACTATTTCAGATATGAATGTAGAAAGTAACAATAAATTTAAAGATATTAAGAATAAAGACGGTTTAAACTTGAGCGAATTTAATTTAGAGTTAGATCCAAAAGAGTTGTGTCCTTTATTGGAACTTGTTGATAAATCATTTTGCAAATCAGGTAAACGTGTAAGTGCAAACTTATATAGAACCGAAAAAGAAAATATCGACCCTAAAGATTTATGTCCTCTTCTTGAGCTTATTGAGACAAAATTATGTTCTTAGGATATTTTTAATAATTTTTATATATTATATTATATAATAAAAATAATATATAATAAATGAAAAGTTTGAGTTCATCATCTATATTTACAGCAAATAATTCTGTCATGTTAATAATTTTTGTTTTTATTTTTATTGCCATTGGTGTGTTTTTTCTTATACAAAAAACAACAGAAAAGCAAAATAAAGATAAATCCGAAGAAAAAAATAAAATAATAGAGGAAAAAATGAAATCAAATAGTTCACAAGGAACAAATGGAGAATCTAGTGGCGTTTCTAGTAATATAAAAAATTCAGACAATATGAATAATGCTGATAACAATGACTCTTATAATACTGACTATAATACTGTGTCTGAAACATTTCAAGATGAAATAGGACTATTTATTAAAAAAGATGAAACACGCCCTGAAATGTATTCGCATAATCCAGTATATATACCACCATTTAACACGGGAAAAGAAACAAGATGTGTTGGTAGACAAATAAATAAACCAAATGAAACAAATAATGTCCAAAGTTGTGCAAATTCAGATTTAGTAAAAGTATCATCTGATGCATCATATTAGAAAATCGAATTAGAATTACATTATAAATACAAATACAAATAGTATAACCTTTGATATAAAAACAATATCAAAAGTCATATAAAAATAATTTTAAAAGATATATAAATACAAATGAACACACAATCAAATCCGACGACCACAACTGCGACTGCGACCACAAATACAATGGTAACAAATAAAATAGCATTTATTACAGGTATAACGGGACAAGATGGTTCATATTTGGCTGAACTATTATTATCGAAAAAATATATGGTTCATGGATTAATTCGTCGATCTTCTACAATGAACACATCTCGTATCAATCATATCTTTGATAATAAAGATTTAAAACTCCATTACGGCGATATTACTGATAGTTCTTGCTTAGAAAAGATATTGAATATAATTAAAAATACATATAGCAACATGACACGTCTAGAAATATATAACTTGGCGGCACAATCGCATGTAAAAATCTCATTTGAAATGCCAGAATATACGGCGGACACAGATGCCTTTGGGACGCTTAAGCTATTGGAAGCAATAAGAAATAACAACTTAGAAAAGATTACAAGATTTTATCAAGCATCAACGAGTGAGTTATTTGGCAAAGTGCAAGAAACACCGCAAAGTGAAAACACGCCGTTTTATCCGAGGTCACCTTATGGTGTAGCAAAGTTATACGCATATTGGATAGTTAAAAATTATCGAGAAGCATACGATATGTTTGCCTGTAATGGAATACTTTTTAATCATGGCGGAGTAAGAAGGGGGCATAATTTTGTGGAGAGAAAAATAACACTAGGATTGGGTAAAATACTGCGAGGTGAAACTGATCGTCTTATTATGGGTAATATAGATGCGATGCGTGATATAGGGAATGCTGAAGACTATGTAGAAGGAATGTGGCGTATGCTTCAACGTGATGTGCCAGACGACTATGTGTTATCGACAAATGAGACGCATACAGTGAGAGAAATGATAGAAAAGGCATTTGGGATGTGTGGGTTTAAAATAAAATGGGAGGGTAGTGGTGTTAATGAGGTTGGTTATAATGAGAAAACAGGTCAAGCGATGATTTTTATTAGTGAAAAATATTATAGACCAACCGAGGTTGATATTTTATGGGGTGATTCTACAAAGGCGAGAACATTATTGGGATGGGATCCCAAAACATCATTTGATGAGTTAATAAGACTTATGGTTGAGAATGATACAAAGACTATGATGTATTTATTATAACTTGCGATGGATAATCTATAATCGACAATAAATATATAAATAATATTAAATAAATGAATATATATTTAATATTAAGAATTAGATAAAATGGGAACAAAAAATGAAGTATATGAAACAAATATTCAGCACAATAAGACACTAAATATACATGACGATATTAAAAAGAAACTAAAATATTTTATTGAAATAAAAAAAATCCCTAATATAATTTTTCACGGTGTTTCGGGGTGTGGTAAAAACACTCTTGTGAATAATTTTATAAATGATATTTATCATAATGACAAAGAAATGATAAAAAATTATGTAATGGAGGTAAATTGTGCACACGGCAAGGGTATAAAATTTATTAGAGAAGAGTTAAAATTTTTTGCAAAAACAAATATAAATTTAAAAGATGGTGAAATATTTAAAACTATTATTTTATTAAATGCAGATAAGTTAACAATAGATGCACAGTCAGCATTGCGTAGATGCATTGAGTTATTTAGTCATTCTACAAGATTCTTTATAATTGTTGAAGATAAATACAAATTATTGAAACCAATATTATCTCGTTTTTGTGAAATATATGTTCCAGAGCCGATTGTAAATGGCAAAGTAACAAATTTACACAGTTATGCATTAAATGAAGTATATAATTTAGGAAAAATGATAAAAAAAAACAATGATAAACTCAAAAAAGAATTAAGGTTGGATAAAAAATATACACTTAACGAGTTAGTTAATATTTGTATAAAATTATATGAAAATGGATATAGTTGTTTAGATATTATTAAGTTTATCGAGACAAGTTCACTACATGAAAGTAAAATATACGAGTTTATGATTATATTTAATAAGATAAAGAAAGATTTCAGAAATGAAAAATTATTAATGTTATTTATATTAAATTTTTTTCTTTTTCGTAGTGATTGTAATTTAGAAAATATTTCATTTATGTAAATGGACGACTTTTCTTTGAATAGTTTACAAGAATCTCGTAACGAGTGGTGTTCGCGATTAATTACTGTATTAACGCCTTGTATTACAGATGGTGTAAAATCAATATTCGAGGAGTCGTGGAAATTATGTGTTGAGAATGACGAGAAAACAAAATATTTGATGACATTTCAAAATTTTCTTTCACGAGTTCCGAAGTGGAATCCTAATATTATTTCACAAGAGTGTTCTCGTATTAAAGAAAAAAGTAACTGCACATATATAACAGATCTAATAACGTGTGTTCATATTATTCAATTAAAAATGTTGTCATGTATGCGAGTCGGAACAAAACAAAAAAAGATAGATGTAAACGTTCCATCTTTAGAAGACTTTGTTCACCATGTATATATTAATACTGCTCGAAAAATATATACAAATGTTTATTTATTTGAAATGGGTATCTCATCATTAAAATCTCAAAGAAATTCAAGAGAGTTAGAAATTATTATTAAAGAATGTATTTTGCAAACAATTCGCGAAACAATACCTGTAGAAGAATTATTAAAGTTATACATGAACGAGTCGGTAGAAAATGCAATTGAGGTGCACGAAAAGGAAGAAATTATTTCACAACAGCCTATTATCGATAAACAGGTTGCTGGTAGTATTTCCGAACCTACTCCTGTGTCGGCCAAACAACTCGCCGAAGAAGCTGATACACTTTCAAAAATAAAAGCAGCGAATAGTTCTTCTTCTGAAGCTTTTATAAATACAGATTCTAGTTCATCGGGTGTAAGTTTTAATATGGATAACAACCAGGTAATACCTATTGAAAATATAAGTAGCGAAACGCGAAATAGTTCATCTAATGATTACGACGACTATGATGAGGATGAAAATGATGATAATGAAGATGAAGATGACGATAATGTAAAGTTAAGTATAGGAGGGAATGTGGAATTAAGCGTTGATCCATTTCCAAACGAGGATGAAGACAATGACAGTGAAGGTGGAGGTAACATCGACTTAAAAATAGAAGATATTTCAATAATTGAAGACTTTTAAAAACTTATAAGATATTAGTATTAGTATTACTATTAATATTAATTTTACTATTAATATTAATTTTACTATTCGTAAAAACTCGCAATAGATTATTCCATTATAAAATAAATGGACAACTTATATGTTTCGGCAGGAATTGTTGCATGTATCTTTCTTTTAGCAAAATTCATCGAAATAAGGTTTATTTTAAAATCTAACGATGAAGAATCACCTGAAGCAAAACCTATGAAAAATGCTCTACGAGATGCAGCTATTGTTTTTGTTAGTTATATATTAGGACATTTTATTGTAACTCAGTTCAATGAGTCTCCTATTATTTTAGGTACCAAACCAGATGTATTTACAGGTGCACCAGGGTTTTAAAATATAATAATAGCATATTAATATATATTCTAAAATATATATAGTTATATATTAATATAATATGTATATACTAAATATTTTTGAAAATGGAGTTGAAGGAATAAAAATTTCGAATTCTAAAAACGATACAAAGTCAAAAAAAATAATTATATTTTTAAATAATTTAGTTGCCGATAAAAGCCAGAGTATGAATGATCGGTTAAGTTATTTAAAAATGCTAAATCGTATGGGAATTATATTTTATTGCGTATCAGAAAAAAATATAGAAGAAGTTAATAAAAGAAAATGGTATAATTTATATAATACGTTAAGTGTTGATAATAAAAGAATATTAAAAGAATTATTAAAATTGCATAAGTATAATAGAAAAAACAATAATAAAGTCAATAAAAAAATAAAAACAAAAAAAATAAAACTAAAACGGCGCATAAATAAACACGCAACTTTAACCAAAAAATATAATAAAAAGTAAAATTACTTTTATTATTCACCAAATGGCGTATACATATATATTTTAGAAGCAAATGAATAATTTTTAACAGTAGCGGGGGTCCATTTATTATTCCCTCCGTATCCATACATTAAACTATCGGCAATTACGGGACATGTTGGGAAACCTTCTTCATTATATAATATTTTTTCAACTTCCCCATTCTGAGAGTTTAGTATAAATAAGTATCCAGATTTTGTTCCAAAAAATGAATACTTCCCATATATAGCGACTGTCCCAGATTCTCCAGCTCCAAATACTTTGTTGTTTGAAAATGCCCACAAAAGAGCATCACGATATGTATCAGGTTTATTAACAATAATGCTAGGTATATCATAGGCAACCATAAATGAAGCAGGGTTAGGAACATTTGGTGAAACTAAAAACCCATTTACTTCTAGACCCTTTTCAAATACTTCATTTGCTTGTTCATCTGAAGAGAAATCACCGCTATTATTTCCAGTGCTTTTTCTTATTAATATTTCACCATTATATGCAAAACTTCTTAAAACTCCTATCTGATCTGTTGAACCTTCTTTTTGCTCCCATACCAAAGCATCTTTAAAGGCAGTATTTTCAATAATTCCTTCAGAAAAATCTTTTGATTTTGGATTAACTCCTTTTATTTTATTGAATAATTTATTGTAGTTAAATACAAGTAGTCTAGCTTTAGTGCAAACTAATAAATATTTTCCTGATATTTTTTTATTTCCTACTTTATGATTATCAAATGAAGCAATAGTAGCACCCATACAGTCTTGATTGTTTCCATTTGGATAAAATACATTCGACTTCGCCTTAGATTTACCCACCGTGATTGAATGGTCTACTAAATCAATCCTATTTGTTTGTAAAGCAAACTGAAGACTACCATCGATACATTTTATACCAACGCAACTATCGAAAAATGCTCTTTTAAAATCAGTTCCATAATTTGCATTATCTCTCATATAAATTACATCGGACCAATACTTTAACTGTCGTTTTCTGGTTTCTTCAACAACTTTCTCGTCAATATCTTCAGGAAGTGGGTCATATATACCACTTTTTGTTCTTGCATATGTTTCTCCATTTACTATTGGATTATTCGTAATATATGGATCACTATTTTTACTATTTAATTTATTATAAGAATCATATACAATGCCATACGGAATATGGTATAAATTACCTGTTCCAAAAATAATAGTATCCTTTTCTTCTTCATAACAAAAATTGGAATATACACCTCCACATCTTATACTTAATTCATATGCTTCAAATTCATCTAAAAATTTTTTATCAATTTGTGTTCTATATAGTGTTTTAACAACGGGTTGATATTGTTGATCTTCATTTTCGGTAGCCTTTTTATATAAATTATTCCCATGTATAGTAACTTTTTTACCTTTTCTAGAACCATTTTGTATAATACACTCATATGATTCTTCATCATCAAATACAGTATTTGGTTTAAATGTAAATTTTCCATATTCCCACGAGTTATCAGAGTTTATTTTACCTGTAAGTAAATTAAAAGTGCCTGCCGTTGTTTCAATCCCCTTTTTAGAATCTCCCTTTTTAAACTCATAACCAGGACGCAATGGGTAATATAATTTTATTTCATCTACATTATCGCCAAAACTTCCTGAATTTAATTTATCACCTACTGCATACGGTCTAGATGCACTAGAATAATCCCATAATAATTCAGAATCTTTACCATTATCTTTATATGCATATACTTTACCTGAACCGTTATAGTAATCAAATAGTTTAAATAATGTATCAAGCGTAATAGTGCAATATGATAATGCAGAAACAGAACTGGCGATAACTAGTGGATAATCGCGATGTTTATTTGGGGGTATAACTATAATTTGTCTCATTAATAATCCACTTTTAGACACGCTAGGCTCACCTTTAATATATTTATACTGATTTCCATCATTTACAACTTTTCTCCAAACTAGTGTTAAATCATCACATCGAATTTTCATAATTGATGGATAAACTTGTGACTGACCTGTGGTATACAAATAACCACCATAAAGAGCAAAAGGACCTCGTGTTATATCATCACCTGTTGTTTCTATTTTTGTAGTATCTGTTGTAGGAATGCCTGTTATTTCTGATAATCTTTTTGCCAATACTATAACTCCAGTATCTCTTGACTGTTTTATAATAATAGTTTCATTTGAGTTAATTAAATTATGATAAATACCCCAACCTTTCCATAGTGTTCCCGACTTCAAAAAATTTTCTGTTTCTTTAGATCCAACTTCCCATGCATAATAAACATATTCTTTATCACATACACCACTAAATGTTTGTTGATTTGCTGTTGTATTTGGAATATCTGTTTTAAAAACATCATATTTTTTTATAGTTTCATCATTCATCACATTGGTTGACGGTAAGTATGAATCATTATTCAACGTTACTCCAGCACAAATAGTTTCCTGTCGAGACTTTACATCTTTATTAATAAATTTACTGATTTTTGAACGCATGGTTAACTATAGTAAATGTATGTATATATGTATATATACTTACATTTATATTTATATTTGCATTTATTTATATTTGCATTTATTTATAATTACAAGTATTAATATTATATTTAATAATAAATTTAATATTAGTAAGTCTTACTCCATATAAGAAGGCATTTTATCAATATTTATTATTCTATGCGTTGTTTTAACTTTTTTCTTAGGAAATTCATAATCAGCAAAAATCGGTTTTGAAAGTTGCGCCTGAGGTGTATGATTATGAACACTTCTTGCAATCATCTTATATAATTTAAAATCAGGATAACGTTCCTCTCCATTAGCCTTATATAAAATATTCCTATTTTGATCATCGGTAACCCATTCTACTATTAGTTTAGCCAAAGGCTCCTTCTTACATATAGTAGCAATATTATTCATATCATCAATAAAATAATCAAAAATAGAACACCCGAGGCGACACAAGTCAAAACTAAAATTCGGTTCTAAACGCGGCTTGTTATCGTTAAAGTAGGGTTCGCAATTATATTGTGTTGCTGCATCTCCAGTGCTACTGAAACTATCGCTACATATGACTTTAGACTTATATTTATAAATAGCGCGTCCAAAATCGATAATTTTAAATGCGCGATTATAAGTTGGAACACGATAATACTTCTTATTAAAATGGTAGTATATGTATTCTTTTTCCGTGTATATGAACATAACATTATTTGTATGAAGGTCATTGTGTGTGAATCCGAATAATTTTTGATATGTAATAAGAGTCATAATAATTTGCATGAGTGCCGACTTCCATTCATTATCGGTCATTTCTTTTTCTTGCATCATGAGTGAATCTAGCGTGTTGTCGCATTTCTCCAACATAATTGCGGATACGGGGAAATTTTTAATTGTCGCCCACAGAGTTTCATCATCGTCGTCATAATCATCCTCATCGTCATCGTCATAATCGCCTTCATTATCTTCACCATCTTCATTATTTTCGCTGTTTTCATCATGATCTGTAAAAGATTTTTCAGAACTAGATTTTGATTTATTTTTGCTATTTTTGCCATTTTTTGATTTCTTGTTCGGTTTTTTTCCACCTTCAACAGTATTTGGTGAATCATCGAGACATATAATAGTATCATCAATGTCGCAATCGCTTCCAGAACCCGAATTTGTATGACTGTCGCTTGTATAAGATGAACGCGAAGAACACGAACCCGATGTAAACGAATCATCACTATCATTATCGCTATAGTTATCAGAATTTTTATTTAAAACAATACTGTCGGTATTTTCAACTATATTATCAATAATAGTATCATCTAATGGTAATAGCGAGGTTAGTTGTGCGGCATCACACAATAAAATAGTCGTTTCTGTATTATTAGAGTTTACTGCCAAATGGGAAGAAAAATTAAATATAGAATTTAGTTCACTATTAACATTATCAAAGTCTTCGTGGACGGTAATATAGTCGGATTCTTTTGTATTTTCGGTTTTATCAATGATAATTTTTTCTTTTTTATTTCTTGTATTTTTAGTTTGACTGTGTCTACTATTTGAATGATTATTACTATTGTCTTTGTCATTTTCTCCGTCAACATCTTCATTTTCATCATAATATTCGATATCTTCAACATCAAAAAGAATATTTTTATTCTTATTAAAAAATGGATTCTTATCCAAGTAGTCCATGTCATCGATTACGTTATAATAAAAATCTGTTTTAATGGCATTAAAAGAACCATAAAAATTAAGACCATGAATAAAGTCGTGACAGTTTAGAACTTGGCTCGATAAGTATGAAAAAAATCCATCGACATATGCTGCATTGTTTTTATCGTTTGCCTTTAAGTGTCCTTGTTTTTCAAGTTTTGATAACGTCGGAACATTTAAAATGTCGACGGTTTTATTTAAAATCTCATATTTGCCTGACATATATTTTACAGGATCAATTAGTGGTGAAAATTTAATAAAAATGGGTTTATGAACAATTGTTAAAGATTCTGAAGTGCTTTTAAAAGCATCAACAACGGCTGCTTGTATATTGTTTTTATCAACTACACCAGATAGGGCTGATACATAAAATCGTTGGTTTAAGTTTATAGAGTTATAATTTGTTTCATTTAAATTAAAATAAGTTTCATATAAGGGGATATAATTTTTACTATTTTTTATTCCAAGTTCAGAATCTTCTAAAGAACAAAAGAAGTCACGTGTATTAAGTTTTCTATAATGTAACGAAAATGTATTTTCTCCAAAAATGGGCTGTTCGTCGCAAATTTCCATCGTCGATCACTTAATTATTTAAATACATATTTTTATTATTTTTTAAACTAATAAATATATAAATCATTGTAAAATCATTGTAAAATATAATTGTGTATAAATATTATAATGTGTATAAATGTGCGTTTGTAAAAAAAATATTTTTTAATATATAGTATAAATAAGTTATTAATATACATATTATAGTTAATGAGCGTTGGTTTAGAATTAGCAAAATTTGACATGAGGTCAATTAGTTTTAGACCCGATGAGAATAAAGGCCCTGTTATTGTTTTAATTGGACGACGTGATACGGGTAAAAGTTTTTTAGTAAAAGATTTGATGTATTATCATCAAGATATTCCAATTGGAACGGTTATCTCAGGAACAGAGGCGGGGAATGGTTTTTTCGGAGAGCATGTTCCTAAATTATTTATACACGATGCATACAACACGGCAATTATAGAAAATATATTAAAGCGGCAAAAGGCTGTATTAAAGCAGATGAAAAAAGAGATTGAATCATATAAGAGAAGCAATATTGATCCCCGAACATTTGTGGTATTGGATGACTGTCTCTTTGATAATAAATGGACTAAAGATGTAATGATGCGATTGCTTTTTATGAATGGTCGTCATTGGAAGATCATGTTGGTAATTACGATGCAGTATCCGCTGGGTATTCCGCCCAACTTGCGAACAAATATTGACTATGTTTTTATTTTACGTGAACCGTATATTGGTAATCGTAAAAGAATTTATGAAAATTACGCGGGTATGTTTCCAACATTTGAAAGTTTTTGTCAAGTTATGGATCAGTGCACTGAAAATTTTGAATGCTTGGTAATTAATAATAATGCAAAATCAAATAAATTACATGACCAAATCTTCTGGTATAAGGCACAAACACATGGACCATTTAAACTGGGTGCAAAAGAATTCTGGGAGATGTCCAAGGATATTCAATCGGATGATGATGAAGAACAGTATGACCCTGCAAATATTAAACGCAAAGGTCAGGGACCGAAAATCAAAGTGAATAAAAATAAATGGTAATAATTTTTATATGAAATTAAATTTAAAATAATAAATAATAATTTTTATTACTTTAAAACATAGAAAAGAACGAATTCACAATAGTATCTTTTGTATTATCTGATAGTTTACTTGAATTATCTTTGTTGTATTCATTAACAACTCCGAGACATATATTTGGAATATTTAAATAGTTAGAAAGTAATATTGTAATATAAATACTTTCTGATCCAAATATTAATTTATTACTTTTAATATTTTCTATTTGATTTTTACTTTCCTTATTTTGGAATGGATCATTTATCTTAACTGAATCATAATCATTTATTGTTACTGTATCTTTTATAAAATATTTTGTTTTTTTATACAGGTTATTCGTTTCAATATAGTTTGGCAGCGCTTTATCATATTTATAATTTTTAAAATTATTGTTTATAATAGCAGATGATGTTTGAATAATGCTTGCTGGTTTTAAATAGTTACTATATATTAGAGAAATATCGATAATACATGATGGTTTTAATTCGGCAATAACATCTTTTAGCTTTTCGAATATTTTTTTCTTATTTTTATATTTATAAAAACTATTTCGGGACATAAAATAATAGTTATCATCATAATTATAAATAACCCCATTTAATAATTTTATTTTTTTTGTATAGTCTTTTAAGCTTTCAAATATAAATCGAAACCTACTTTCAATTAATAAATTGTCTATAATTATAAACATATTTTTTATATTTATTGATATATCAACACCTTCAAAGTCTCGAAAAAAAGGTTTATGATTTTGTATTAAGTCCAATATCCACATATTTTCTGATAATTTTGCAGGTTTATGGGTAAAAATACTATTTATCCAATAATAATCTTTCCCATCTATCCTAGAAGGAGACATTGTAACGATAGCATCACTGCCTAAAATATCTACAGCATATTTTATATTATTTATTTTTAGCTGAACATATGTATGTATAGTTTTTCCAGTATCGTTTTCGAAATAATAATGGTACCCATTTGGTGTTTTTTCAGATACTGTATCTTTTGGGATTTTGTCAATTAAAAAATTCGCACTTTCAACACCATCTTTGGTGTCGATATCTAATACGATATGGTCTTTAGGGAAAAATCCGATTACATTTTTATTTTTAAATTCGCTTTTTATATTTTCCTTTTTGAGTTTTATTTTTTTTATAAGGTATTTTTTTTTTATCTCTTCAAAGTATAAAACTTTGTAATTTTTAACATTTAACCCCATCTCCTGTAATTTATAAAAATCAGTTTTTAACCGATACAAATATAATGCATTTGATATTGCTCTATATAATAGATATAAGCATATAATAAGAGCTGCAAGAATGAATAGTAAATAAACTAAACGAATAAATACGTTATCGGAATTAAAAGATTTAAAATAATTACTTGTTACATATTGTTTTACTTTTTTATTCATACCAATTAAAAAGCAAATATTATATATTAGTGACATATAATATTTAACATATAATATTTAATATTTAACATTTAACATTTAACATATAGTATCGCATATTTAACTATGCGAAATTAATTATCAAAATGTATAAGTTTTGACAATCCATGGTCACTATTCTTATCGAGAACCACATTTTCCGCATCAAACATGCTCTTCTTAATATCGTCAATTGTTGCATTCTCATCCAGACCATCAAAATTTGCAACATTTGAAATACCAACCAGCTCACCGTCGGCGTTAATTGTTTGAGTAAGTTTATTACCAGACTCTTCGGCTTTCTTCATGTTCTCTTCAATTGCCTTTTGTCTAGCTTCGCGCACACGTTTCTCAAAATCTTGTTTTGCGATATCTTCATTCTTCTTTTTATCTGACATGAGCTGATTAAGTGTCTCTTCCATATACTCGACGCGTCCTGTCTTATATGCCTCAGGGTGGAACGGAACCCACATACCAACTTGTCCTACATAAATATCATGATTGGGATCGACCTCGCGTAATAATTTACAACGAAGTTCTGCTTCACCTTGTGTAGCAAAAACACCGCGAACTTTAATACCGCGTGTAGATGTCTGAAATTCATGCTTCTCTCCAAATTTCTGTTCAAGTTCCTCTTCGTTATTGTCCAAAAATGTTTTATAGTCATCGCTAATTAGGGTTGCTGATGTAGAACGAATAGTTTCGCCCTCTTCCTTTGTAAATTCCTTAAAATCATCGGTCAATTTATCAAAAGAAAGAGAATATTTAAAAGATACAAAGTTAAGAAATTGTGTAAATTTTTCCATAGATTTTTTATAATCCCACTGCTTAACAAACTGCTCAAATAAAAATTGTTCCTTTTGTTTAATAATGTGTTCTGGTGAAACAAACGACAAACATACAAATTTTTGACCAGCAATTGGTTTATCTTCCTCTAAAAGATCGGCATATTTAGGATTTTCATTTCCATTGGGTAAATATTTAGGAGTAACTCCTTTTGGTAAACTATTTGGTTGAGACATTATAATATATATTTAAGTAATTATTTTAAGTTAGTTTAATCATTTATTAATTTATGTCTGTTTTACATTTTTTATATTTAATAATAAATCTAAATATATCGAATATTACATAATATTTTTTTCTACATTATATTTATAATGTACGGAACACTTGATTTTAGTGAGCTTTTTAAGCGCTTTATTAAGTATATTATCGAAGGTCTTTGCGTCGCGATAGTTGCTTACTCTATACCATCTCGATCTCTTAAACTGGACGAAATTGCATTGATCTCTCTTGTAGCTGCCGCCACCTTCGCTATTCTCGATGTTTATGTCCCCACTTTAGCCGTTTCTGCTAGAACAGGTGCTGGCTTTGGTATTGGTGCCAACCTTGTTGGTTTCCCCACCCCTCTTAGACTTTAAATTTTAAGTTAAGAGGTTGTTAATATAATTTTCATATTTACTATTTACTACTTACTATTTAAATAGCAAATAATTATTACTTACTTGTATAAAATATTATTCTGTCTTTAGTATAATAATGCCCAGGAGTAGGAGTAGGAGTAGGAGTAGGAGTGGGAGTGATAGAGATGATACTAGTAGTAGTAGTAGTAGTTCGATTATAACTCCAGAACAAAAGGTAAAATTGGCACAAATATTTATAATAAAATTACATCCAGATACAAAAGATGTTATAAGTGCTGCACCATGGGATGGAAGAGAACCAGGGACAGGTGATATTTTACTTGCATATGGCGTTAAAATATCCAACAATACATATGACGCTTATATTCCTATTGATGGGCTGGTAGGTAAACAGTTGGCTAGATTGGAACAACATAAAAGTAGTATTAGAACGGCATCACCGCAAAGAGATTTTGTGCATATGCTCGGTCAACACCCAAGTGGGGACTCTTTCTCTTATTTACATGGAAATACGACTAGTAGAAAATTTCCACCTTTTGATACCCCAAATCGTTTATTTGGATATAATGAAAGTTTAGGACCCTTACTATTAGGTAGTGTAATGAAAAAACAATCAAGGCACGGATGGCGCAGAGACGATTATAAAATTTATGTATTAACAGAACGTGCTACTGGAGTTGAAGGCTGCACTTCTTCATGTTGGTATCTAGTAAACGGGTCTGATACTCCCGATATAAATAGTCCATATATAAAAGAAGTAAATAAATTGCAATTATCACCCGTTCCAGGTAGTCTCCAAGAAAAATATTGCATTCTTGATAGATTTCTAGTTGGTGATGCATGTAGTTATTGTTTTAATAGAGAGATTCGTGGTCATCCTGGTAGACGTAAATTCGGCGAACCTCGTAAACCCAATAGTGTTGGTGGCGGCAAAAGCCATCGAAAATTAAAACGAAGATTTAAAAGAAAAACAATAAAACGAAGATTTAAAAAGAGATAAAGATAAAGACAAAATAGATAAAATAATATGTTGTCCGTAATACAATATTTATAATAAAAAATATTGTATTATTTATATAGTATACTTAACACATGCTGATAACATTAAATAAATTATATTTAAATTTAAACTCTATTCAGTTTATATTTGTATTTCTTCTTTTTATATGCTTACTTATTAGTTTTTACATCATGGTTATTACATTATTTTCAAAAGATAATACACATAATCGTATATTTTCAGTATGGCAATTTCCTATGCTATTTGCTATTTTTTTTGATACTATTTATCACACTGGAAGATTAAAAAAATATGTTTGCTAACATGTTAATATCACTGCGTTGGAATAAAAACCCAGTTTAATTCTTCGCAAATTTTCTTCCATATATCATCTTGTTCGATCCTCTTTTCTTTATCTTTCAACATTGGAAAATAAGAAAGAAATTCACCTTTCTCAAGAAGTTCACACAGTTTATAAACCGTGTAATAATAATTCAAAAAATTTACACGATCATCAGGACAAAATTTAGCATAAGGGCCTTGTATTTCCATAAAAAGATTACACAAAGTCTCTTCTAACTCTGGTGTCATAATTGGTGGTTTAATACCTAATTTGTCTTTAATAAAGGGAATATGCTCGTAGTATTTATTATATCCTAATTTTTTGAGAACTTCTTTTGCTTTTGAATTTGTAAATTTCGAAAGAGGTATACGTTCTTTATTAAGTTGTTGCTTGATATTTTCGAGAACTTCTTCGGGGATTTGTGTAGTTTCTTTTGCTTGAAACTGGGCAAGTATTTCTTTAAAATGGTTAATTCTTTTATATGCATAAAAGCAAGCTTCTTTGGGTGGTTCTTTATAGGACGGCTTCTCGTTCTCGATAAGGTAGGTAACTTGTTTTGCACATACATTACAAACCATTATTCCCTCATGTTCTACAGGAATCATTTCTCCTTTATTACATGACTGACATATATCTGTAGCGTAAATATAATCATTTATATTAATAAAAGTTTGATCAAGGTTTGTAAAAAACTTTTGAACATTATTATCATTTACGCGGTTTAATTCATTTTCATCAAACGTTTTATCATTTACTTTAAAAAAAGAATTAAGAATGGTTGTTTTATTTGTTCCGTTAGTTATTTCTTTTTTATTTTCAAAATAGTCAAAAATAAATCTACTGTTATTCAAGTAATAATCTTTTATTTTTTTTTTATTTTTATGAATATCTTCTTTTATATCATATAAAGAGTCTTGTAGTTCTATTTTTTCATTCACATCTAATGTGATATTTGTGTTGTTTAATTTTTTCATTATTTCATTTTTTTTACGAATTAACACAGGCAAAACATCATTATTAATTAAATTAAACTCAGACTGTAATTCGCGATGAACGCTATCCAAAGTCATAATTCTTTTTTTGTCTACAAGAATTTTTTTATTTGTTTTGTGTTTAAAGGACGGCATCTATATATCTATATATATCTATTATATTGTTATAAGTATAAGTTTTTTAATATATAATAATTATTAATTATATCTATTTTAGTATTTTGGTTATTTTAAATTATATATATATTTATATATTTACAAATGTATAATAATACACAAGTTAGTCAAAGTAGTGAATTAAATTCAAATTATATAAAAAAAGATAACAATGGTAACAATGGTAACAATGGTAACAATGGTAACAATGGTAACAATGGTAACAATGGCAACAATGGTAACAGTGGTAACAGTGGCAACAATGGCAATAATGGTAACAATGGCAACAATGGCAACAATGGATCATTAATAAAATTAATAAGAAAATTCTTGGATACTAAAACAGAAACCGTGTTGACATTTGCAGCGGCTGTAGCTATTGCAACAGCTTTTAAAGATTTAATTTTAAGTATGATAACTAATATTGTTCATCCTTTACTTATAAAATTAATATTACTTACCAAGATAAACAAGTATGCAGATATTACTTCATTAAATACATCACAGGATATAATATCTAACTTGTCGCAGTTTATAATAAATATTTTTAGTTTTGTATTTATTTTAGTAATAACATACTATTTATTTCAAGTAATAATTAAATCTAGTTAATTTTATTTTTAGTATTTTTATTATATTTTTTATAATATAATATAAAAATGGATGAACAGAACCGTCAATTAAAGACGGGAGATCTTCTTCTATGTGACGATCTTGAGTATAGTTCGTGGGGATTACTTAGTTGGGTTATAAAGTTTATGACAAAAAGTGATTTTTCTCATGTTGGTATGATTGTAGTTGATCCCGAGTTTACAGATATTTCATTAAAGGGAACATTTGTTTGGACATCGGGTATTTCTGATGTTCCAGATCCAGAAGATAAAACAAAGAAATTTGGCGTTCAGTTTATTCCATACGATCATTTTATTAAAACGTATGGTGGGAAAATATATGTTCGCAGAATTGAGTTTGAAAACACGGAAAAGTATAATAAGATATTTAATTTTGAAAAATTAAAAGAAATACATAAAGTTGTATATGATAAACCGTATGATATAGTTGTTACAGATTGGATAGAAGCATACTGCAAAAAAGATCCGAATCCTCAAAAAACATCTAGATTTTTTTGTAGTGCTTTTATTGGATATATTTATACAAAGTTAAACCTATTTGACGAGGGATTAGACTGGAGCATTCTTTATCCTAGTTATTTTTCTAGTGAAAATAAAACATTTTCGTTACTTCATAACGCAACTCTTTCAAAAGAGCATCAAGTTGCAGGTTAGTTTTATGTAAAACATTGTGTATTACTAAAAACATAGTGTATTGCAAGATATATAAAATATAAAATACTAATATTATGAATAATGTTAGGATTTTATTAATGTTTTCTCTATAAAAATAAAATAATGTTATCAGATACTTTAGACGTATATACTACGATTGGTAAAACGAATAGTGTAGAAAAAGAAGTAGACAGTGATACATCTAAGTCTAAACAAAATTCTAATTTTTTAAAAACGAATATAAACATCGAGTCATTGGACATTGCGAATATTAAGAGAGAGACATACTATAAAATGAAATTTATTATCAATTCTTTAGAGAAAAATTGGGCAATAAAGAAAAGAAAAAATATTTTTTATTTAAAAAATTTAGAAGACTCGACTACAGAAATTATAACTGAAGATTATTTAAACAAGCGAGTTATCAATAAAATTTACAACAGCGGCAACAACAATGGGGAAGTCAATAATAATTTAGGTATAAATAAATCAACACATGTTAGTAAAAAAAAAGAAGATATAATACCATTAAAAGAAGGTATTCATACACTAAAGATGCTAATAGATAAAAATAAACTTGATATAAACAGAGAACAGAAAAATGATATTTATTTAATGATTTTTTTAATGAATACTTTAGAAAATGGCTGGAGTATAAGAAAAAGAAATGACAACTTTGTTTTTAGGAAAAAGCATGAAAAACAAAAGGAAATATACTCAGATGAATATTTAGTAAATTTTTTAAAGTCAAATATGAATAACATTATTTGCTGAATACTCGGATGTTTAGATGTTTGGGTGTTTAGATGTTTGGGTGTTTAGATGTTGGATGTTTGGATCTTTAGGTGTTTGGATCTTTAGGTGTTTGGATGTTTAGTTATTTAGAGATTGAATTTTTGACTATTATAGTTAATTATTAATTTATAAAAAATTAATTAAGATTTTTTATAAAATTTTTTTCTTTAGCAATATTATAATACATAAAAATGGCAGGAGGTCTTATGCAACTTGTAGCTTACGGCGCCCAGGATGTTTATCTTACGGGCAACCCTCAGATTACCTTTTGGAAGGTGTCTTACAAACGTCACACTAACTTCGCTATGGAGTCTATCGAGCAGACTTTTAACGGTCAGGCTGATTTCGGTCGTCGTGTGACCTGCACCATTTCTCGTAATGGTGATTTGGCTTACCGCACTTACCTTCAGGTTACTCTTCCCGAGATTAACCAGTCCATGAAGGGCACTAACCAGGACGGTGTTTATGCCCGTTGGCTCGATTTCCCTGGTGAGCAGCTTATCTCCCAGGTTGAGGTTGAGATCGGTGGTCAGCGCATTGATCGCCAGTATGGTGACTGGATGCACATCTGGAACAACCTTACTCTCCCCCTTGACCAGCAGCCTGGTTACTTTGCCATGGTTGGAAACACCACTGAGTTGACTTTCATCACTGATCCCTCATTCAATGCCATTGATGGTCCTTGCCAGGCTAACGCTCCTCGTCAGGTTTGCGCCCCCCGCAATGCTCTCCCTGAGACTACCCTCTATGTGCCCTTCCAGTTCTGGTATTGCCGCAACCCTGGTCTCGCTCTGCCCCTCATCGCCCTTCAGTATCACGAGGTCAAAATTAACCTCGATATTCGTCCCATCGATGAGTGCTTGTGGGCCGTCGGCTCTCTCAGCTGCGGCACCAGCAACACTGCCAACGGTGGCCGCGTTAACACCGCCTACAACCAGTCTCTGGTCGCTGCCTCTCTCTATGTTGACTACGTCTTCCTCGACACTGATGAGCGCAGGCGCATGGCTCAGAACCCCCATGAGTATCTTATCGAGCAGCTTCAGTTCACTGGTGACGAGTCTGTCGGCTCTTCTTCCAACAAGATCAAGCTCAACTTTAACCATCCCGTTAAGGAGCTCATCTGGGTTGTCCAGCCCGATCAGAACGTTGACTACTGTTCTTCTCTCGACTGCAACCAGCTTCTTTACAGGCTCCTTGGTGCTCAGCCCTTTAACTATACTGATGCCGTCGATGCTCTTCCCAACGCTATCCATGCTTTTGGTGGACACGATGCTATTGCCCAGACTACTGGCTCCTTCATCAATGGTTCTGGTCTCTTCACTGAGGCTGGTGCTATCGATGTCTCCAATGCTTACTGGTGGCAGCAGGGCGAGGCTGCTGGCGTTTCAGGTGGTGGCTACGATCAGCCCGACTTTGCTCCTGGCTTTAGCGGAAACAACCCTTACGAGAACTCTGGTGTATCTGACGCAGGCACCTTCGTTCTTACCCAGACTTCTCTCGACCTCCACTGCTGGGGTATGAACCCCGTCGTCACCGCTAAACTCCAGCTTAACGGCCAGGATCGCTTCTCTGAGCGTGAAGGAACTTACTTCGACCTCGTCCAGCCTTACCAGCACCACACCCGCACCCCTAACACTGGTATCAACATTTACTCCTTTGCCCTCAGGCCCGAGGAGCACCAACCAAGTGGATCGTGCAACTTCTCCCGCATTGACAATGCTACCCTTCAGCTCGTTCTCTCCAACGCCACCGTTGAGGGCACCAAGACTGCCAAGGTTCGTGTCTATGCCACCAACTACAACGTTCTCCGTATCATGTCTGGTATGGGTGGTCTTGCTTACTCCAATTAAACGCTGTTTTGTTACAATATATCGTGTTGTATTTTAATAATTAACATTTGTTTGTTGATTATTAAAGCAAAAAACAATCTTGATTTACCTGTTAGTAAAGCAAGATTAATATATATGGTATAAGTGGATTAAATAAGGGTCGTTATATATCATAGTTATTTTTATATATTGTATATTTATTAACAAAAAATGTGTTGGAATGCAAATGTTTCATTAAATACGTATATATTTAGTTTATTTGCTTGTATTTTTGCTTATTTCAATAACAAGATCGGACTTATGTCCCTTATATTCATACAAACATGGCTGTCTATACAACTTATTGAATATTTTATATGGAGTAAAACATTCTCAAATAGGTTATTATCTCAAATAGCGTTTATATTTATTTTCAGTCAACCTATATTTGGTATTTTATCTATTTCGAATGATAATATAATTAAATATGTATATTTATTTTGTTATTTATTGTTTATTACAATTGTCATGATATTAAAACCGTGGAGTAAGATTGATTTTAGTTCAACTCCTTCTAAAAATGGTCATTTGGCTTGGAATTGGTCGAAGTATCCAAATATTTTATTATTAATATGGTTTATGTTTTTATCTATTAAATTCGTTATTAATAAAGAATGGTTTATACTAGGTTTGGTCACCATAAGCGCACTAATAACATTTGCATTATATCATAAAACGCACACATGGGGTAGTTTATGGTGCTGGTTAGCTAATCTAGTATCATTATTTCTAATATTAAGTGTATTTTATGATGATGTTTGTATATAGATGACATTTGTATATATACCTAAAATAATTTAAATATATTTTTTATGGCAAAGCAAAAAACAATATAAAATTGAAATGGTTTATATTGTTTAATCATGACGTTAAGAATTGTAACATCACATCGCCTCCAATGCGCCCTCTTCAACTCGTGAAGCCCGTCGATCTTATACCTGGAAGGACCTACCTCATTCAAGAAAAACGCCCCGAATACGCGCACCAAAAATTCAAAGGAACATTTGTCAAAAATGATTATCCAAAATCTCCTGTTCATTGTACCATAACCCACTTTACAAATGTTATTTGTAGAGGTAATTATAGCTCATCTGATCTAGGACTTCAAGACATATATTGGAACTATTATGAAGCAGATGCTGTCTCGATATCAAATACAAATATACTTCTTCGCATAATTATTGGTGACCCATCGTTCACGATTTAAGGTTCAGATTCGAAAGTCTTATCGGGCGCATTAACAACCTGATATTCTTCAAACACAAGTGGTGTCAACGTTTGCCCATTATTTGTATTAAAATCTACATTAAATCCGCGTTCTTTAAACCAGTCTTTAAATTCATTAAAAGCTGCCCAATATTTTACATACCCGCCAAGTACCAACAATTTCAATGAATTTTTAATATATTTTTCATCAATTGCACAGCATTCGCCCTCGTTGCCGTCACTACCCGCTAGCATACCTGTCATTAGCAAATATTCAATATCGATATCCTCATCAAAACTCTCTTCAAATGTCATGATAATTCTATCAAAAGAAAAACCTTTACAGTGTCCCCCAAATCCAAAAAACTCCTCATATTCAAATCGATGAACTTGTTTTATAGGACGATGCAAATATACCGAAAATTGTTTCCCAAAAATAATTACATTAATTTTAGTGGTCAAAACGTAAGCCTCTGCATATACATTATATGTCTCTTCCCATAATAAATTAGGATGTTTTTCCAGGAATTCTTTAGCGAAATTGTCATCAACTGTTGAAATCATACACCCACGATCTACATAATATCTTTTTTTAAAATCTTTGAATTTTGCAATAACATCATTATATGTAGTTGTATTTGTAGCAGTAGCTGCCTCCATTATTTTTGTTGTGTAAGTTACTATATAAAATGATTACAATCTTTTTATATAGTTTAGATATATTGATTAGACACTGTTCTGCGTTTAGACAATAAAAATATCGATTTACTTTTTAAAAATATAATATACACGTAATGTATATTATAGACAATGCGTAAAACAGCAAAAAGGTGCCGTCTTGTAAGAGGTAAAAAAGAAACATGTTGTATAAATCCCAAACGCGGATTTTGGTGTTGGAGTAAAAAAACGAAGAAGCGTGTATGGCGTAAAATGAAACGCACTTGTTGTAGAAAATAATTGTTTTACACCTTTTCTCATTTCAAACGCCTATTTTGAAATGAGATTTATAAATAATTCTTATTAACTTTTCTTGTTTTATTCTTTGATATGTATTTTTCTGGTCTTTCATAAGCACCTTATTTTACAATACTTTATAGTCATAATTAGCGCATTAAT